GAGAACAAAAATGCCCAATAACATTCTGGAAATGCTGGGGCTTGGCGGTGGGGAGGCAGCTGCCGAACCAACCTACAACGACATGCCAGCGATTGCTGCAAAGGCGCAACGTGCGAAGCAGATTGCTGATGCACTCCGCCAATCCGGGCAATTTCAAGAGCAGTCACAAATGGTCGGCGGGAGGGTTGTGCCAGTTGGCTGGGGGCAGGCGCTTGGTAAAGTTGCGCAGAGTTACGTCGCCGGGCAGAAGGATCAGGAGAGTCAAAAGCTGGCTGGGCAAGCGAGTGGGTTGCAGCAAAAGGATCTGGCAAGGGCATTGGAGAGTTTCCAGGCAGCTAGTCAGCTCGATCCGCAAGCGGCTGCGCAGCAAGCCTTGACAAGCCAGCACCCGCAAATGCAGAAGCTTGGCCAGGAGATGATCACGGAGAATGCGAAAAATTCTGCATTCGGCACACGGCCGACGGTACTGGCAGATGGTCGGATTGCACAATTCAACCCGCGCGGGCAGAGCCGAATTGCTGAGGGATTGCAAGGGAATTTGCCAAATGCTGGGAAGTTCGGCACAGAATCTGTTGCCCTGGAAAATGGCCTGTGGCAGGATTACGTCACTGACCAACAAGGCAAGATTACGCAGGAGAAGGTTGGCGCACCATATCGCCAAGGGAAGAACGCGAGCAACATTTCCGCCTCGGCGAATGCTGGAGCAGCAGAGAACGAGTATAGCAAGCGGTTTGGGCAGAAGGCTGCAGAAAGTGACATTGCACTTCGTGAAACTGCCGAGGGGGCTCCGGCAGCACTTCGCAACATCGAGCAGACTAAACGACTGCTTGGCGCCGATGTGTTTACAGGAGCTGGGGCACAGTTGAAACTTGATGCGACAAGGGCTCTGAAAGCGTTCGGAGTTGAAGGTTCCGGGGATAAGATCCGGGACACTGAAATGCTGAGCGCCTTCCTCGGGAAAAACGTGCTGTCTGCAGTTAAGGCTTCAGGGCTTGCAGGTAGTCAAGGCTTGACAGAAGGCGAGCGTAAGTTCCTGACGAACGCAGAGGCCGGGACAATTTCCTTGGATAAGGAAACTTTGAAGACGGCGATTAACCTGCAAGAAAAGGCTGCGAGGTTTGCAACGCAACGCTGGAACGAACGCGTGCCGAGCATACCAGCATCGTCGAAAGCAGGGACAGGGATTGGGAAGGTTGATTTGTCAGCTTACCCGGAAACGCCTGAGCAGCAACCGCAAGCCGCTCCGCAATATCAACCTGGCCTTATCCGTAACGGCTATCGGTTTAAGGGTGGCAATCCGAAGGTGCAAGGAAACTGGGAGCAAGTGCAATGAAGCCATGGGAAGAAGCTGCGGTTGTAACTGTCCCGCAGCCTGCAAAAGCTGCGGCTAAGCCTTGGGAAGAGGCTGCCGGAATTGCCCCGACAAAGTCAGTTGCAGAGAATATCGTCCGCGGTGTTCCTGGAACTGTCCGTGACGTTGGCCTTGCCTTTAGTGGTCTAGGCCGCGGTGCAATTGATATGCTGAATACCGCCGGTAGTATTCCCATGCGGATGATGGAAGCTGGTGGGAGCTTGCCAGAAGGGTATCAGGAGCAGGCAGCAAAAGCCGCGGAAACGGATCTGGCAAATATTGGCGTGAAGGTGCGACCGGGCAACGAAACTGACGAGATGCTCGACAGCATGGCACGTGGTGCTGGTGCAGCTGCCGTCCCGCTTCCTGGATCGACACTTCGACAGCTGCCTAGGGCATTGATGGCAGGTGCGGCAGCAGGCGGTGTCGGCGGAGAAGTTGCGAAAACAAATCCAGCGCTTGGAGCTGGGGCTGGGTTCCTGACCGGCCTTGCCGCGCACACTGGCACTGGCATCATCAAAACTCCCGCAGCGACGAAAGGCGTGCGTTCGACAATTGACGCTGCCGGGATGCCCGCTATGGAAGAGGCAACGCAACGGGCTGGCAGGACTGCGCAAACCCTTGGAATTGATCGCCGGGATGTGCTTCCGACGCAGGGACTGCGGGATGCTACCCCAGCGCAGGGACTGACGAATTTGCTGATGGCCGATGCGGATACTGCTGGGCAGATGCATGGGAAATTCAACCGTGCGCAGACAGCTGGGATTGGAAAGTCACAGGAGTTCATCAACGGCATTGCCGCAAAGCCTGGACAAGGGGAAGCTAACCGCGTCAGGGATGTGATGCGGGAAGTGACTGTGGATGAACCGGCAAGACTTCGTGCTGAGCTTCCGCGGGAATTCTATCAGGAAGGTGAGAAGTGGAACTTTTCTCGTCAGGCAAGGCTTGAGGCTCCATCACGATTGCAGGCTGTGTTGGACACTTTGAACGAGCTGGATAAATCACCAGTTGCCCTAACCTTCAAGCGGCAGATGCGTGCGCTTATTGGCGAGGATGCAAAGGGAAATCCAATCCTTACCGGCACACCCACGCAGGTGGAGAACTTTACCAAGACACTGCGGGATCGAATCACTTCCCTGACAAAGGATGGCGCGAGTGGTGCGAAGACTGACGCGAAGCGCGGGTATCAAGCAGCGGAAGGGGAATTGAAGGCTATTGTGAACGAAGCTGCGCCGTCGATTGAGCGCGGCCGTGCGGAGTCTGCCAGGTTGGCAAAGATTGGTGGGGAAATTCAGGAAACTGCACTTGGAAAAGTTACGCCTGGCGATAAGTCAGCTCCCGCGGATTGGAAGGGGCTGAATAAAGTCCTGGCAGAATCCGAGAACTACAGTCCGAAAGACCTGACCAGCATGGCAAGGAATTTGGCGAATAAGGATCGGGAAGCCTTTCCGACTATGCTCCGTCAGCACTTTGAAACGAAGCTGAAGGGGATTCCGCAGGGCGGGCGGGATGCTTCGACAAGCGAGATTGCAACAACGCTTTTTGGTCATGCAAAGTCGTCTGAGCGCGAGCATATGATGACGGCGATTGCGGAAGCTGCGAGGAGTCAAGGGAAGGACCCGGCTGCCGCTCGTCGCGGTGCGGAAGCACTTGCTGATGCTTTGGAAGTGGTCAGCCACGACCGGGCAGGGATGGGAGTGTTGACGCAGGAAGCCGGGAAGAAAGTCTTGCGTGCGGGGTTCGGCTGGCGCGGGCCGTATGTGAATGCCTCGGAGAATCTGATGGGCGGAGCTAGTGTCAACGCGAAAAAGGTTCTGGAGGCCTTGACCGCTCCCGACGCAATGGATAGACTTACCAAAATCTCGCAATTCTCTCTTGCTGGAAACCGCTTGAAGGCCGGACTGAAGGCAGCGCAGGCGGCGGGTGCGGTGGAGGGGAAATCCGATGGAATTACAACTGAATAATCCGAGGGAGAATCAACATGGCAGGCTTTGACGGAACAGGGAACTTTGTCCCTCCAACCCCACCGACGTATCCGGCTGTTGCTGGTACGACGATTGAGGCTGGGAAGTTTAATACCATCCTCAATTCGATTGTTGCTGCGCTTTCGCAATGTATCGTGAAGGATGGGCAGAGTGCGACGAGTGGGCCGATTAAATTCGCGCAAGGGGTGAAGACAGATTCCATAACCTCAAATGTAAGCGGGGAAGTACTCTTTGACGGAGCTTCTGCGGCTATTGGAATGTCCTCTGGCTCTGGATCTGCCATTATCAGCTTCCAGGACCCGACTGATACTTATAATGAAGCTGGCTCAATTTCAATGAATGTGGATACACTGACATTGAACATTGACGCCGGAATTGTTACAACTGCACGCCTTGGGATTAATAACCTGCAGCTTTCAGCCTCCTATGGTACAGCAGTTGCGGGTGCAAAACAATCTCCGGTGTCGGCTGGCTCTGGTGCGAATGCTGCATGGCGGACAAACTGCCAATGGGAGGAGGTTTGGAGCGGAGTCGCTACGTCAGTGGCAACAAGCGCATTTTCTTGCGGAGATATTGAGGGGCTTTATCTCGTGGCAAACTCACCGCCTTACGAGGGATTGTCGATCATGGGTGGCTACGCAAAAGGCAATCCCGCCGAACTCAATACAGGGCTGGTGTCTTTTAATGGCGGGGTTGCCGAAGTATGGAGTGTCAGATTCGATGGCTCAACCGTAGTCCTTCGGCTGACGCAAACGACAATAAGCACAGGGGTGATTGTTGCTACAGATCGGACTATAACGAAAATCTACCGCCTTACCTAACCAACCCCAGGGAGAATAAAATGGAAACGCCACAGAAGCATTGCGACATGGAGACTCGAATCATGGCACTTGAAAACGGGCATCATGAAATGAAGGAGCAGTTAAAACTCAACACCGAACTCACGGAGGAGATTGCTGAAATCCTGCGAGCTGCAAAGACTTTTTTTCGTTTTGCTGACCAAGCTGGTAAGGCGGTACGGTGGCTTGCTGCGACCCTGGCGGCGGCCGTGGTGATTTGGAAGTTTTGGGCAGATCATTGGAAGCATTAGCATGAAGCCAAAACGGGAGGAGAGGCCAGAAGCTGGGGAGAATGTATTCTTCTGGATCTTGGGGAAGGTGAAGAAGGAAAGGGAGGGGAAGCAAAAGCTGCTAACCCTCCCCAGGATAATTTCGAAGGGCCGGCGATTCTAGCCGGCTTTTTTCATGGCCGGGTTGTATTCCACGGAGATAACGCCAGAATCGTTGATTAACCGGAATATCCCGGCTTTGATGCAGCCTGCCATAACGTCGTCGAATTCCCGCATGGACGGGAAGAACGAATGGACAAATCGGTAGGCTTCGGCGTAGGTAACCTTGCCGTGGCGCTCGACAAACCCGGTTAGGCGGTCGATATGCCCGGTAACGTCCGAGCGCCCTATACGCCCGAATACGTGGGCCATGTCCGGTTCCAGATCCGTTAGCATATCAGCAGCGGTAGAGAGGTTTTCCACGGAGATTTGCAGGGAGTCGCCGGCACTTGCGGAAAGGATCATCGCAAGCTTGTGCATGTGGGTCTGCTTCCGTGCGAGGTAGCCGCCGAATTGCTCGCCGTCGAGGGTGGCAGGGCGGGAAGCGTAATGGCGTTTGTACCAATCCTCCCCCCACTGCTCGGCGTCGGCTGTGATCTTCATTTCCCCTACGAGCTTGGAGATTTCGCAAAGATCTTCGGTTAGGTGGATTTTCCGCCGGTCAAATCCTTCCGGAACGTTCCTGTATGGGTAGGCAACTAGGTGGCGCTTTTCACTGGCATAGACGAAGATGCAGCGGGAGGTGAAACCACCACCGATCATGTATTCGGGGAAGTTGCCTGCGATCCATGAGGGGGTGGTGCAGGCGATAAGGTTGATCCAAGGATTTTCGACTGTATCCCCGCCATTTGATTTTGTCTCTTTCTTATATGCTCCCTTCTTCCCGTCCCAGAGCTCCACGAGCAAATCCACCTGCTGCTTATCCTGCGGATTGAGGAGAGTGCCGAGCTCCGAAGATTCCAAAGTCATGGCGGACTGCGTGTGCCAGACTCCGGCCTTGTCCTCGAACATGTTTGTTGCTGCGGCAAAGGCGGTTACGAGTGCCTGCCAGGTAATGATGTTCGGGCCGAAGTTGGTTCCAGGTACCCCGCGTAGGAGTTCCATCCCAATCCCTGCTGTTGTCGATTTGCTTACAATCCCTGGAGGAGCTACGAGGATGATGTAGAAGTTTGGATGCCAGGTGAAGTAGGCTTGGTCGATCCAAACTTTTCGCTGCAATGCTCCGGCGATGGCGGATACGCCAGTCCAAAAATACATGTGCGTTGGTGCCTCGCCGTGCTTGGCATGGTCGATGAAAGCCGCCAGCCAATCTGAATAATGCCGTGCCATTCAAATTCCCCCAGGAACTTTTTGAAATTAACCGCAGTCGCCCCATGAGGAACGGCTTGTTTTCACGCCCACTGGAATGATTAGCGGGTCGGAGTACGGCAGGACGATCTTGGACTTCTCTACAATCTGATCCCGCATGTAATCTCCGAGGTGGGTTGGATACTGCCCGGCAAGTGAGTCATGCACTTGCAGGAGGATCTGCACGTCGGGAAGTTCGCGGTCTATTGCAACATACGCGCGGTTGATTAGCAAACCGACAGTGGATTGGGGAATCCATGCAATTGCCTGATTGAAGATGGTGCCTTCGATCCGGTCGAAAAAGTACATGCGATTGCCGAAGATGTTTTCCACCATACGGCGCTTGGTTACCTGCTCGCAAACGTGATCCTGCCACTTTTTGAGGCCAGGGAATTTCCCGTAATACCACTTCTGGATTTTGTCGATTTCATGCACGCCAAGGCCAAGGCGTGAGGACAGGCCGGCAGCTTTGCCGAGGTAGTGCGTTCCATGGCAGAGGGATTTGAATATCCGGTATTCCGGGGCATCCTTGGTCATGGAAGGGTTGTGATAGAATTCCTTCATCACCTCCACATAGACTTTTTTCCCCTCTGCCAGCATGGCTTTCATTTCGGAGAGTTCGGCTTCCCAGGCGACGATGCGGAGGTCGGCAGAGTCGAGGTCAATGTCGAAGAAGGTGAAGCCGGGGTCTGGGATGAATAGATTGCGGACATTAGGGAGTTCCAGTCCTTCGCCGTCATCCCCGCCTTTAGGAATGTTCTGCAGGTTAAGGCCAGATCCGAACGCATTTTGACGACTTGAGAAGCGGTAAGTTTCAGTTCCTGCGATGTTGAAGCTGCAACGTATGCGCCCATCGATATCGAGTGGAGCATTAACAAAGGTGGATAGGAAGACGTTAAGGCTGCGCAATTCTGATATCTTCTTACACACAGGCTGCAAAAGAGGTTCTCGTTCTCCAATGGTTCGCAGGGCTTCATCATCTGTTGTCACTCCTCGGGTTTTCTTGCTGATAATCGGCTTCTGCCCCATAACGGTGTAGAACAGATCCTGCATCTGTTTTGGCGATTTGATATTTACAGCCATTCCTGTCATGTCGATCAGCCATTGTTCGCGCTTGGCGATTTCCTCAATGAGTTCCATTGCGAATTTCGCACGTAAGGCTTTGTCGACACGCAGGCCGCGTTCCATAGTTCGGAGAACCGGCTGGTAGAGAGACATTTGGAAGTCATGGACTTCGCGGAGTCCCATTGCATCGACGTTTTGCTGAATAACCGTATCCACTTCCCAGGTGATTACTGCGTCGGTGCAATTGTAAGTCCAATGCTGCTCTTCCGGGATGCTGGCATTCCATTCCTTTCCATCGTCCTTCCAGTAGCGGTGGTATTTGCAATACATGCTGGAGAGGAAATCGAGACCTTTCTGCATGTTGGAGAAGCAGGAGTGCTGGCCAAGCATGGTATCTCTGACGAGGTTGGGATTGAGGAAGAGCTGACGGGAAAGGTATTGCTCGTCGTAGTGGAAGTTCTGGCCGATGACTTCGACGTTGGGGTGCTTGAGGAGCTGGTGCATCATGAAGACGAGTTCAGCTTCGTGTTCTATTGGCCAGTAGCCTTCCGGCCTACCGACTACCATCAACGGAATGCAGAGTGCATCGAGTTCCGACCAAGCAATGCCGACGCAGGAGATGTGGCCAGCTCGTGTCTCAATGTCAACAGCGAGCTTGAGCGGGGTTTCACTTTCAATGGCGGTTTCCAGGAGCTTGCAAAGCTGGAATTGCGCCTGCTCGAAACTCGGTTTAATTACAAACCTGTAATTCGGTGGAATAACCTCCCTCCCTTCATCCGCCATCCCCTTCGCCCTGCGCAAGTCATGCAGCATCACCGGGCGGAGTTGCCACTGACCGAAGAGCCAATTCGGGGAGAAGGTGGAGAGGGTGGCGGGCTTGTAGTCGAGGGCGAGAGGCAAAGCGCATGGCAGCATCGACCCGCGCCATGATGTAATCCCCCACTCACCAGTCACCGCGAACATTGCGAGATTGCCAAGGCAGATGATAACATTCGGCCTGCACATTTCAATCTCGCGGGAAAGGCGGGAGATTGCGTCACGGACGGCTGGGAGAACCATCCTGTCGAACACCGGAACGTGCTGGGAGGTGATGGCGTTTTTCTTCAGCGCGACGTATGGTTCCAAGTCGTTGCCGAATGGCTTGAACGGGAGGACGTTCGTCATGAAGCAGGAGCCGCGCATGATGCCAGCTTCATTGAGCATCCGGGTGAGTTCCTGGCCACCGGAGCCAGAGAAGGGAACTCCTGAATGGAGTTCTTGGTCACCAGGATATTCACCAATCACCATCACGCGAGCAGGGCAAGGGCCGATTGGCTGCATTACAAGCTCCCTAGGAGGTTTTCGGAATTCTTCAAGTCCTGCGCACGCCGGACGCACAGTCCATAGCTGGAAGGGTCGAGCTCCAGCGCTGTGACTGTGCATTTGAGTGTGTGTCCGGCTGTAATGACAGAGCCGCTTCCTGCGAATGGGTCAAACACCGCATCTCCAGGTCGAATAGATCGCTGGAGGAGGTTTTGCATAAGTGCAACAGGCTTGCCTGCGCCGTGTCCTGAGTTCTCTTCCGCGTTGCAAGGGATAACATCAGGATAAATATGGGTAACAGGCTTTTTCCCCTTGATCGCATAGAGGCAAAGTTCGTACTGGCGACGGGGGCCATGCTCTGGGAGAGGTACGCGGCCAGAGTTGAGTTTATAACTGATAATTGGTGTGCGGAATACGTACCAGCCAGCCGATTCCATAAATTGTTTGAGTTCATGGAATCTGTCAAAATCGCAGAATACATAAGCATGGGATTGCGGCTTAGCCAGTCTGTAGCTAAGCGGAGCCCAAGTTCGTAGTATGGTAAGCCAGGTTTCATAGCTGTCGTCGTAGTCATGGTTGGTTCCTGTGAGCTTGCCGCCGGCGTCTCCGAATTCATGCGCGCCCATGCCGTAGGGAGGGTCGGTGAGGATTACGTCGAATTGCGAAGGGGCGGCGGTGGCCATCCATTCGAGGCAGTTTACGTTGAGGATGGTGTGGAGGTCGGCTTTAAAACTTGCTCCGACAGTGGCTGCTAGGCGAGCGTTATCTTCTCGCACTTCCTGGGACTTGAGAATCTTAAACGCTTCGTTGACAGTCTTAGCCTTCGCAACTTCAGGGTTATCCAGATTCCTAGCGACAATAAGAGATTTACGTACTGCGTCCTGATTAGAGCCTTCCGATTTCCCCGTAAGCTCAATAGCGAGAGACGCCGCTGTAGGTGCCGGAAGGTTACCCTTGACAGCTTGTTTGGTGCGGAGAGCTTCGAGGCGCTGCATTGCCGCGACCTGCTCCTGCCATGTGAGGTCTTTGCGTTTGAGATTTTCATCCAGTTCCGCCTCCTCGGCAGAGAGTTCATCGAGGTCAGTGAGCAAGCAATACGGGATGTAGCCATTTGGGACTGGCTCGCCGTTATAGGAGAAAAATCCGCCGAGTTCCCAAATTTGCTGCATAGCACGGAAGCGGCGTTCGCCAGCGACAAGGACGAGGGAATCCGGGTATTCGACCATCTGACGGACAACCGGCGGGTGCATTAGCCCGAGAGTTTCGATGGATTCGCACAGGTGCATGAGGGCTTCGGCTTCGAATTCCTGGCGCTGACGATTGGGAAGGATGGTCAGGGAGGAGGCTTTGAGTAGTTGGCGCATGGTGGGGTTTCCGTGAATTCCTACATGAATGCGGGCCGGTTTCCGGCGGTTTGAGCGGTTTATTTGATGGGGTGGGGTATCCCTACCGACGACGGTTTGTGCCTCGCCACGAGGCTAAAACAAATCCGAGGGAGAAACACCTGCCATCGTGAAAATGGGGCTGAAAGGTTCATAACACCTCCCAGCCCCATCTTGCAAACACACTCTTCTGTCCAGCGGGTGTGCCGCTGTTATTCAGCTGATTGCTCAGCTTGCCTTGGCTACGCCCTTGACGTCAGCGAAGATTGCGTCGTTGTACAGGCGGTGGGCGACATTCACCTTCGCCATACGGCCAACCAGCATGGAGAATGCGAACGGCTGGCCGGGGACGTTCAAATCAACGGCTTCGCGCAGACGGCCGAGGCCGACATTCTTACCCTTGCCGAAGTCGATGCCGCCAGCGTCGGTCATGTCGAGCATAATGCCTTGCTTCACGGTGGCTTTGTCCCGGCCGAGCAGGGCAAGGACGTTTGCATCGCTGATCGAGTAGGTGATATCAAGGGCGATGCCGGAGACAGTGGGGTCATCCTTTTTCGTCCACTGGCGTGCATCGACTTTTTCGACAACTGCCAGGTATTCCCCAACGGGTACGGGGATAGTGGAAGTGGAATTGGATTCAGTGACTTGGGAATCGAGGAATAGGCTAGGATCGAAGGACATTTGTATTGCTCCTGAACGTGAATGAGACTTGCAATTGGCAGCTTGGGAAAGCCGAACTTCAACCGCTGCTGTGGTTTGATTCGGAATGGTTAGAATGCACCATTAGCATTTGTGGTGTCAATGCAGTTTGCAGCTAATTGCGGGATTTCCATTTGGCCAGCAAAGGTGCGAAGGATGGCGGGTTGCTGGCTTGGATGGCGAGGTTCCTTGTCTTTAGATCTGCCATTGCGGAGGCAGTGTCCCAATTCCAGCTGGTGCCGGTGCGGGTGGCAAGGATTACGTCGGAGAACATGGCAGGGAGCTTCGGGGCGAGGGCTTTCCCCAATGTCGCTGCCATGAGCTTTACCCCGCCGAGAACCATGTCAGTTTCACGCTCGACGTGAGCAATTAGGACGAAGTGGCAGGCACAGTCGTCGCAGATCTGGCGCAACAGCCGCTCAGCCTGGCCCTGCGCAATCCCCCAATCGGATTGATTCGTCACTGCCTTCCCGCCGATGACAAGTGACATGGCGCAGCGGTTGATGCCGGAGAGGCCGTCAATCACAAGCACCCTGGAGGAATCCCAACCATCCACCGGGCCGAACTTAGTGTTTGTCCGGTCGTCAGGGAAGTTGTTGAGAGCTTCCAAGAGGCTGATGAATTGATTATGCGAGGACTTGTTCGGATCGACTGCTTTGGCCAAGGTGTCCAAGTTCATCGTGTTGATCAGCGTGGCAGTTTTAATCGCTTCAGCAAATCCGGCCTTGGGAGCTTTCAACTTGTGCCAATGGAGGTTGGCTGGAATTTCCTTGCCCCTGTCTGTCCAGTAGCCGAGGAGGGATTCCATCCCGGATTCAAGTGCGAGGTAGAAGACTTCCACGCCAGTATCGACGAGAGTTCCAATCGAGTGGGTTTTACCTGTGCCTGACGGTCCCATGAGTAGTACATTCACGCCGGGCAGAGTGGATGGTGTGGTTTCTGTTGTCATAGTCACTTTCAGAGTTGATTGTTAATGCTGCACATGATGCGGGCAGCGGCTTCGGCGATGTTGGCTTGCGCTTGGACAAGCTGGCCGATTTGTGCGATGAGTTTTGTACTTTCTGCAGCTTTCTGAGCTTGAAGCTCTTTTTGTGTCTTTTCGTTGCCTGCGCGCAGGCCCCTGCCAAAGCTATCATCACGTACAAACTCTTCCCTGCGCTGCGCTTCCATCAGAAGTGCGAGTAATTCTGCTTTTGTCTGTTTCATGCCAATTCCTTGTCAAGTTCATTAAAAATCAATTCCAGCTCATGCAAAAGCACTTGCCGGGGGAAGGTGTCGATGCAGCGGGCGCGGTGCATGATTGATACATGTTCGGCCGATTGTCCAAGGCCGTTGAGAAGAAAACTTCCTGGAATCCTCCCCCATTCCATTACCCCTTGCGGTGTGTGGCGGATGCAGGCGACGGGCTGGAATTCCCAATAGCTCTTCGGATCGAGAATGTCATCACTCGTCACCACAGCCCTGGCCCACACTTCCCCGCAGGTAGGGCAGCAGTATGCGAGAGAGTGTGGGCGGTAGGCCAGATGCACAGGAGAAACTCCCATGTGACGGCTGCCAAGGATGTAGGTGACGGAGAAGGTCATTCTGGTTCCTTGCAACCGGGCCAAGAGGCTTCCCACTCTTCCACAGACTCTTCCTTGCGGGCGAGAGGGTTCCAGACACGCTTTTGGAAGTACATAGGCAACCATGCTTCAGGGTCGTTGGACTTACACACAGAGGTCATGCTGCAACCGCCGTACTCTGCGCAGGCGTGGTCTAAGTCCCAATCCCAATAGCCATCCTTCCAACACTGGATCATCCGTTCCACGTCCCGGCGGGTTTGCTCTTCCCAACGGTCGATTTCATACTGGCTGCGATAGGTGATAACCTCCATCGTGTCGAACTTGGTTTTCAGAATCGAAACCCCGCGAACGATCATGCCCTGGGCTTTAATCCCAGCACGACGCAGTGCCCACATGTAGCCGGTGAATTGGCTGCGCATTTCCCACTGCTTGCCCCAGGAAGCTCCGAGGGAGGAAGTGGTCTTTTCATCGTAGCCGTAGATGCCACCAGCGAAATCAGCTACCATATCCATCCGTCCGGTGTAGAGGAGCGGGTCGCCGGAGACTGGATGGCGAACATCCATTGGCTCAGCGAAGTTCATTTCAATCCCGCGCTTGCCGTTGGGGAGATGGATGGGAGTTGCCTTATCCACGCCGAGGGGGTAGCCCTGGAAGTAGAACTCCAAGGCACCGGCAACGCGGTCTGGGGTTTTGCTGGTTCCTTCAGGTGGTTCGAAGTCGCCATAAGCCAAGAGCAAAGCCTTAAGACCTTCCTGCTCGGAATCCTCCCGCGACATGCTATGAACGAAAAAGGCTTCGCGGGCGACTTCAATCCCCTTGGCGAAAGCCCCGCCGGCGATCAGATGGACGGATTCGTTCTGCGGTTTCCAGTGCTCGACGTAGGTGCGGAAGGCTTTTTGCGGGCAGGAGCGGAAAGCTGCGAGGAGAGTGCTGTCGATTGTGGGGGGAAAGAGTGGGCGGGCCATTAGAATGGAATCCCATCAGTTTCGACTGTAGCTGCTTTCAACAACAGCGGCTCTGATGCAGCATTTGAAACTGCCAAGTCAATCTGAGCTGTGTTGAGCTTAGCCTGCTGCACGATCTGATCTTTTATAACTGCAAAGATCTTGCCAAGGGATTCGTTGGACAGGCGAATGATTTGCGCACCGCCGCTGCCGACGAGTTCGACTGTACCGACAAGCTGTCCGGCATCAGATTCGTAGGATTCGCGGCGCTTGACTGTGAGGGATTTGACTTCCATGATTTCTGCTCCTTGGTGGTTGGGTTACTCAAACTCTGCAAACAAACTATCGGTATCCAGCGGCTTTGCTGCTTCCGCCTTCTTCGCGCGGGATTTGGTACTGGCAGCCCCGGCGGCAATGCGACCTTCCCTGAGTGTGAGAAGGGCTTCCTTCAATTCCTCAGTTGTGATCGAGCCGTCGCGGGCCTTCCTGCGCCAATCCTGCACCTTCAATTGCAGTTCTGGGGTCATGGGACTTCCTTACAGTGGATTGCGGATTGCCAAGCGCTTGCGGGAAGCTGCGAGGAAAAGCTTGTTGCCGAAGTTGCTGAGACTTTGCTGCCATTCAAAGCGACGGCGAGGGGAAAGGTCTTTCATAGGACTGTAGCTGTCGTTTTTGACTGCCCTGCGCCCTGGCCCTTTTTTCGTGTAGCTGGGAGATTTACCGGTGCGTGCTGCGATCATAGTGCTTCCTTTCGGTTTGGTTGTGTGATGATTCGATTGAATTATATCCTCGTAATCCGAGGGAGTCAATGCAGTTCCTACAGCATGCAGCTATCCTGCAAATCATTCAAACGGACAAGTATGGATTCAATTCTATTGACCGCTTCTTGCATTTTACTGGCTAAAGGGCTTCGGCAAGTTGGTCGAACCTTTTCAGTCTTGTTTGTTGTAGGGACTGACTCTGCCAGCACAGGTGAGAGTTTGCTATGCAGCACGACCAACTCAGTGCACAAGCGTTCAACTACCGCATCAAGATTCCTAAGGGCGTTTTCTGTCTCTGAGATTGCCGTTGGCTGTTTCATTTCCATTGCAGCTGCTCCTGCATAACTTTGAGTTCTTGCATCGTTTTGCAGCGGATTTGTATCTTTGAACATTTTACTTCTCCTTGATTAACGTAGATAAAGGCGCAGTTTAGGGCGCGAGGTTGCAACATACAGGCATTGAAACGCTTCCTTCCGGTTATGGTTTGCAAGGATATCCCAGACGCAGACAAAGGCCTCGGAGTAGGTGGAGCCTTGGCTGCGATGCACGGTGAGTGCGTAGGCGTGGCGGACTTGATGGAAGGCTTCCCGGAATCCCCAATACTGCTTCCAGCGGCGGGGTTGCATCTTAGCTTCCCCTGCCATCCTCGTAACCCTGGCGTTGAAATCCTGCTCCGACGGCTGGGCAATAGCGTAAACCCGCTTGGCCGCGCCGTGGTCGAATGCAATGTCAAGTGCATCCACGGCGAATTCCGACCAGTCCGGGTGCTGCATCCGGGTTACCTTCTCGACAGTGCCTTCGTCGTCCGTGGAAAGCATTGGGCGGTTGTCAGGGCCTTTTGCCGGAGAGGTCATGATTGCGCGATCTTCCGGCAGCCAGCGCTGGGCAGCCATTGGGCCGAAGATTGCGGTGCGGATGAGGCTGTTCATGGCATCGACTGTGGAATTCCGCCAAGCGAGGACGCGGAAGTCAGGCTGTAGAAAGCGCCGGGTTTCCGCTGCCTTTTGAATG